ATTAAAGATACATTCCTATTGAAGCTAGACCTGTTAAGAGCAAGGTGTGGTTTCCCATTTGTTATTACTAGTGGCTATCGTAGCCCCGAACATCCGATTGAATCGAGAAAGGAGAAAGCAGGAACTCATGCCCAAGGCATTGCAGCGGACATTAAAGTTAGTACAGCACAACAGAGGTACACGCTGGTTGAGGAAGCTATCAAGATGGGATTTGGAGGCATTGGAATACACAGTGTGTTCGTCCATATTGATATGCGCAGTGTTGACGGTAATGCTAAACCTGTAATGTGGTTGTACTAGTTAGTGACTGACTTAAAGGTTGAGTTGCTACCTTGGCAACAAGAGGTCTGGAATGACCCCTGTCGATTCCAAGTAATAGCTGCTGGTAGACGTACAGGTAAGTCTCGCTTAGCTGCATGGAAGTTAATCATTGAAGGTTTAACTACGACTAAGGGTCACGTCTTCTACGTTGCTCCTACACAGGGTCAGGCTAGAGACATTATGTGGCAGACGTTACTGGAGGTAGGTAACCCTGTCATTACCTCTAGTCACGTAAACAACCTACAGATTAAGCTAATCAATGGTGCTACCATCGCACTCAAGGGCGCTGACAGACCAGAGACCATGCGTGGTGTCAGCCTAAAGTTCTTGGTCATGGATGAGTACGCCGATATGAAGCCGGAGGTCTGGGAGCAAATCCTAAGACCTGCCCTAGCTGACCAGAAGGGTTCAGCGATGTTCATTGGTACGCCAATGGGTCGTAACCACTTCTTTGAGCTACACCAGTACTCTGTGTTGGCTAAGGACAATGACTGGAGTGGTTGGCACTTTACCAGCTACGATAACCCTCTCTTAGACGAAGAAGAAATTAACGCAGCTAAGAAGTCGATGTCAGCCTTCTCCTTCCGACAGGAGTTCATGGCATCCTTTGAGGCAGCGGGTGGTGAACTCTTTAAGGAAGAATACGTAAAGTTCTCTGAAGAAGAACCAGAGGAAGGTAACTACTACATAGCAGTTGATTTGGCAGGATTTGCAGATGTTCAGAAAGCTACAACCAAAACTAATCGTCTTGACCAAACGGCTATCGCTGTGGTTAAAGCAAGCACTGAGGGTTGGTGGGTTGCTAATATTATACATGGGCGTTGGGGTGTCGAAGAGACTGCCAGAAGAATCTTTGAAGCAGTCAGAGACTACAAACCAATCTCAGTAGGTATTGAGAAAGGTGCGTTAAAGAACGCTGTACATCCTTACTTGAATGACATAATGAAGAAGAACCAGCGGTTCTTTAGAGTGGAAGAGCTTACACACGGTAATCAGAGAAAGACAGATAGGGTTGTGTGGGCGTTACAAGGTAGGTTTGAACACGGTAACATTACACTAAACAAGGGTGAGTGGAACACACAGTTCTTAGATGAACTATTCCAGTTCCCCAATAAGCTTGTTCACGATGACTTGATAGATGCCTTGGCTTACATAGACCAGCTCGCTAAGGTGGCTTACGCTATTGACTTCGAAGAAGAAGAATACGAATTCATGGACACATACTCAGGGTACTAACTATGTTAGAAGAAAACGAACCATTCCACATCGAACAAACGCTTGAAGACTGGGTTGGTGCGAAGTGTAGTGACTGGCGTGACCACTTTGAAGCCAACTACTCACAACGCTTCGATGAGTACTATCGTCTCTGGCGTGGACAGTGGGCTGCTGAAGATAAGACTCGTCAGTCAGAACGCTCTAAGATTATCTCTCCTGCCCTGCAACAGGCTGTGGAGTCATCTGTAGCAGAACTAGAAGAAGCTACCTTCGGTCGGGGTAAGTGGTTCGACATTAAAGACGATGTAATGGATAACGAGAACAAAGACATCGTTATGTTGCGTACACACTTAGAGTCTGACTTTAAGCGTAACAAAGTACGTAAAGGTGTCGCTGAGTGTCTTATTAACGCAGCCGTCTTTGGTACTGGTATCGCTGAGATTGAACTAACAACTGAAAAAGAGTTCAAACCAGCTACACAGCCCCTAATGGACGGTGAATTGACCGCTATTGGTGTCAACATTACTGACCGTACATGCATCAAACTACGCCCTGTAATGCCTCAGAACTTCCTTATTGACCCCGTTGCTACCTCTGTTGAGGACGCTTTAGGCGTTGCTGTAGATGAATACATCTCTATGCACGTTGTTGAGCAGCTACAGGAGCAGGGTGTCTACCGTGATGTGGCTTTAGAGTCAGCATCTAATGATTTTGACATTGAACCAGACCACTCTATCACCTCTCTGTACGAAGAAGACAAGATTCGCTTGACTAAGTACTACGGTTTAGTGCCTCGACACCTGTTAAAGCAAGCTCAACAAGAAACTGACGCTGAAGAAGAGACTGTATCACTCTCTGGAGACGAAGAAGACACTAGCTACTACGTTGAGGCTATTGTTGTAGTAGGTAATGACGGTATTTTGTTAAAAGCTGAAGCTAACCCCTACATGATGGGCGATAGACCTATTATTGCATTCCCTTGGGATGTCGTTCCTAGCCAGTTCTGGGGTCGAGGAGTATGTGAGAAAGGGTATAACTCCCAAAAGGCGTTAGACGCAGAACTACGCGCTAGAATCGATGCTCTCGCTCTTACTGTACACCCTATGTTGGCTATGGATGCCTCTCGTATGCCTAGAGGTGCTAAACCAGAGATACGTGCTGGTAAAGTTATCTTGACAAACGGCAACCCTGCTGAGATTCTACAGCCCTTTAACTTTGGTCAGGTACAGAACATTACCTTTGCACAGGCAAGTGAGCTACAACGCATGGTACAGACCGCTACAGGCGCTATAGACAGTGCTGGTACGTCAGGGTCTATTAACGGCGATGCGACCGCTGCGGGCATCTCTATGAGCTTAGGAGCCATCATTAAGCGTCACAAGCGCACATTGATTAACTTCCAAGAATCATTCATCATTCCTTTCGTCACCAAAGCTGCTCACCGCTACATGCAGTTTGAGCCTGAGATGTACCCAGTTGCTGACTATAAGTTTGATGTGTCAAGCTCTTTAGGTATTATTGCTCGTGAGTATGAGGTTACACAGCTCGTACAGTTACTACAGACCATGTCGCCAGATACTCCGATGTACCCTGAGTTGATTAAGTCTATTGTTGACAACATGAACTTAGCTAACCGTGAAGAACTCATCGCTAAGCTTGATGCAGCTAACCAGCCTAACCCACAGGCTCAGCAAGCACAACAAGCTACACAACAAGCTGCCTTGGCCTTCCAAGCGTCACAGACTGGGGCGCTCAACGGACAAGCTAAAGAGTCTGAAGCGCGTGCAGTTAAAGCAATGGCTGAAGCACAGGCTATTCCACAAGAGACAGAGATTGCTCGTCTTAAGGCTATAACGACTAACCTACAGGCTGGAGATACAGACGACAAAGAGTTCGAGAAGCGCCTTAAAATCTCTACACAGCTCCTTAAAGAAAGAGAAGTAGCCGTTAAAGAAGGCGCTGTACAAGCACAACCACAAGCTGAGCCGCAACCAGTAGCTCAACCACCCACAATGATGCAGGAACCCACACAAGGGCAATTCCCACAATGATTATTACACAAAGAGAGTTTAACAGCGCGTTAGAGCAAATTAACGTAGCGTTTGAAGTAGCTAACAAAAAGCTTGACAAACTAGAAGCAGAGGTTAAAGCCTTAACAAAGGAGAAAGCCAATGGCAACGCCAAGAAAGGGCAAAGCAAAAGTTAAGGTAACATCTACTGGTAAGAAAGTAAGCTACGGTCAGGCTGGTAAGGCAAAGGATGGAGGTTCCCGTGTAAGAGCGGGGACGGCTAAAGGTGACAGCTACTGTGCTAGAAGCTTAGGCATTAAGAAGGGCTTACCTAAAGCTAAACAGAATGACCCTAACACCCCAAACAACCTTTCACGTAAGCGTTGGAAGTGTTCAGGGGCTAAATCTAAGAAGTGAGGTGTTAAATGAAGTGTTCAGCATGTGGTAGTAGTCACACAAAGAAAGGCAATAAGATGCCTATCAGAGGACAGAGAGCCGTTAAGAACAAAGCAGCTAAGTCAAAGAAAAAGAAATAGTTCTTGACTTTTAGACTAAACTGTGCTATAATGTACTATAGTATTCTTTAAGTTGATACTTTACTTCTTAACAAAACTGTCCTAAAGGGATAAACAGTATGATAGACAAAGAATTAGAACGGTACTACGAAAGTATGTACTCGTTGTTTCATAATGAGGGCTGGAAGTCTTTACTGAGTGATTTAAAAGAGAACACTGTAAGTATTAACTCAGTAGAGAACACCACAGACCTTAACGACCTACAGTTCCGCAAGGGTCAGTTGTCTATCATAGCTAGTCTACTTAACTTAGAAGAACAGATTAGAGCAGCCGAAGAACAAGCATTAGAGGAAGACCTTGATGCGTATAATGGCTGATTTCCAGTGTCCTGACGGACATGTCAATGAGTTTTTTGTTGATAACGAAATAAAGCAGGTTGAGTGTACAGATTGTAGTCTTCCTGCTTATAAACTTATTTCCCCCGTTCGCAATAAGATTGACCCCATTTCTGGTGATAACGTAGGTGCAACGATGAAGTGGATGAAGATGCGCGAACAAAAACTGAAGCAAGAGCGTAAGGCCAACTCTGCGTAAGCAGAAGCTTTACTTAACTAAAACCTCCACAATGATAATATATCACGGAGTTTAATAATGGCAACACTGATAGACGAGCGTCCAGAAGACGACAACCCAGACGAAGAAATTACTACTTTTGAACAAGAAGAAGAACAGGAAGCTCCGCAAGAGTCAACCCCTGAACCTCCTCAAGAAGAAGAAGAAATCCCCGAGAAGTACCAAGGAAAGTCAACCGCTGAAATTGTAAGGATGCACCAAGAAGCTGAAAAGCTGCTAGGTAGGCAAAGCGGAGAAGTAGGGGAGCTACGTTCTGTTGTTGATAGTTATATCCAGACACAACTCGACACCAAAGCACCACCAGCACCAATTGAAGACCCTGATGAAGATGTAGATTTTTTCTCAGACCCAGACAAGGCTGTCGCAAGAGCAATTGCTAATCATCCTTCTATTAAACAAGCTGAACAGGCTAATGTAGATAACAAGCGTAATACCGCGAGGACACAACTGCAAGAACGTCATCCCGATATGCCGCAGATTCTACAGGACGCTAAGTTTGTTGAGTGGATTAAAGGCTCTAAGATTAGAACACAGCTCTTTGCCCAAGCAGACCGTGGTTATGACTACGATGCCGCTGATGAACTCCTTTCTAATTGGAAAGAACGTCAAGGTGTTGTTTCTCAGACCTTAGCTGCTGAAAAAGATGGACGTAAGGCTGCTATTAAGACAGCTTCTACAGGAAGTACAAAGGGCAACGGACAACAACAGTCTAGGAAGATTTACAGACGCTCAGACATTATTAAACTAATGCAGGACGACCCAGAACGGTACTTAGCTTTGTCAGATGAAATTGGCCTAGCTTACGCCGAGAAGAGAGTTCGCTAACTTAACTATTATCATTTAAAGGTATTATCTCATGGCTACATCAGTATATCCCTCACAAACCGGCGCAGTAAACAACACTAGCGCCGCTAAGTTTATCCCAGAAATCTGGAGTGACGAAGTTGTCGCTGCCTATAAGTCTAACCTCGTCATTGCCAACCTCGTTAAGAAGATGGGTATGTCAGGTAAGAAAGGCGACACCATTCACGTACCTAAGCCTATCCGTGGTTCAGCTAACGCTAAAGCCGCTGGCACAGCAGTAACTATCCAGAACAGCACTGAAGAAGAAGTCTTGATTGCAATTGACAAGCACTTCGAATTCTCTCGTCTTATCGAAGACATCACCGAAGTTCAGGCACTTGCTTCTCTCCGTCAGTTCTACACTGGTGACGCAGGTTACGGCCTAGCTAAGCAGATTGATAGTGATTTGTTTGACTTGGGTAAGAAGTTTGGTGACGACAACGGTTCTGGTTCTGACTGGGTTCACAGCAACACTTACAACTTCTCTGGCTCTGCTGGTATCGAAACTTATGCTGCTGACGCTGTCGCTGCTGGTGACGTGTTCAACGATGCTGGTTTCCGCGCTGCTATCCAGAAGCTGGATGACGCAGACGTACCTATGGACGGTCGTTCTTTCGTAGTTCCTCCTTCCATTCGTAACGCTATCATGGGCGTTGACCGCTACATGTCTTCTGACTTCGTAGATGGTCGTGGTGTTAAGAACGGTCAGATTGGTAACCTGTACGGCATTGACGTATACACTACTTCTAACTGTCCTGTACTTGAGACTGCTGCTCAAAACGCTGCTGGTGGTGAAGTTAAAGGTGCAATGTTGTTCCACAAGGACGCTATGGTTCTTGCTGAGCAACAGGCTGTACGTTCACAGACTCAGTACAAGCAGGAGTTCTTGGGAACTCTCTACACTGCTGATTGTCTGTACGGTACTCAGGTACTACGTCCAGAAGCAGGTATCGTTCTAGCTGTAAACGGCTAAGCGATAAGCAACAAACTAGGGGGTTCTTCGGAATCCCCTTTTCTTTTTTTTCTGTTTTTGTAGGAGTTACAATGGCTATATATAGAGGAAACGGCGGCGCTGGTGATTCAACCAATGACGCTACAGTAAGTGACGTAACAGCCCAAGCTGTCATAGCTTCTACAAAAGCAGATGAAGCAGCAGCAAGTGCAACAGCAGCAGCAGCCTCTGCAACGAGTGTACAGACCCTCACAGCAGCCACAGGAGCCGCTGGAAGCTCTGCGTCTTACAACGGTAGTACCAACACCCTAACTGTTCCAAGAGGCGACACAGGGGCAACAGGAGCCGCTGGTGACGACAGTGCTTGGACAGGTGGTAGTTACGCATCAGCAACAGGCGTTGTTACCTTTGCTTCAGATGATGGCTTAGGCTTTGTTACTGGAGACCTTAGAGGAGCTACTGGTTCTCAAGGTATCCAAGGTATCCAAGGTAT